CCGCTACCACCCGTCTATGAGATCCGGAGAGTCAAAATGTTACACCGCGTTCTTTCCGACTATAGATAGAAGTCTACCCAAATATGGTCCCATAATTATAGTATTTTGCGTTTCGATTAAATTAGGAGAATGAAATAAAGAACATAGGTACAAGAAATACTCCAAACGCTCAGGTGCCATCTTAGATGGTTGGAAGCTATCAGGATACTGAGTAGGTAAGTTAACATTAAAGAAATACAGCTGGGATGGGTTAATCGTAAATGGCATAGTGTATATGAAAGCACCATTAATGGATAGTAGTCGTAAGACGTTATCTTTATTATGCCCAGTAAGACCAAGGGCAGTAAAAGCCAACTCAAGTGCATCGGATGAGCCACGCGCGTAAATTTTAGCACATTCCCTAAGAATATTATCTTGAACACCTTTAACAATAACATCACGATTAATCGAATCCTTGACTGCTTTATGAGATGCTGCATCTATCGATGGAGTACCAATCTCGTTCAAAATGAGTGATTGCATCGAACCTTTAGGGACAGCAAAACCAAATCCAGTTTCAAAGAAATTGATTGGTCGAGGATTCTGCCTAACGCGGGGTGATTGGATTATGTGATAATCACCATAAGCGAGATCATTCATTAGTAATGTGTGAAATGATTCAAATTTGGAGGTAATGGTTTCATACATCTGAATGTCCATAAATATCTTTTCACTAGAAGTGGCAATAGCATCCTTGGTTCTCGAAGATAAACGGTGATAATAGACCATGGTTTGGGGAACCGCCATATTATATTTTGTGGTCAACCTATTATTAGCAAAATAAGAAGCGGCACGTTTTGATGGGTCAAGGAATGAGTCAGTATTGGAAATAAATTGGTCTAAATTGGGATAACTAGCAGAAGGAAGATGAGTGCGCTCAACCTTTAACTTATCCCTAAGCCAATAACATTCGTTAATGCCTGTCTTACGAAGTACAGTCTTATCTATAGATTCAGATATATTGCCAATAAAGTCTAAGTTGTAAGCGCGCAAAATGAGATACAAATTTTCAATGCCATAAACTTTAACATAACGGAGTAAGATGACACGTTGCGGGTTAGTTGGGTCATCTAACCAGTTTTTGAACGCATCAAATGTCATGGATCTAACTTTGTCATCGAATTTTGGCGGGGCATTAACTACTAAGCGCAACAAATCACGGCAAACTGCGGGTGAACGAAAGCTATAACATGTACCATCACTAGCATATAATGCTGGCACATCACCTTTTTTGTACGAAATATGTGGAAGTGGTATAGCTAATACTGGTGCACAGAACCAGAGAGATGGAAAATAGGCAATAGTGTGTGTATTAGACAACGAATCCGTCCAGGTATCATGAGGGAGATGAATATCTTGTCTCCTAACGTTGTTGACTTTAGTGGTCATAGCATCTTTAGCAGCTAATGTTGATCTATTCAAGAATCGGGCGCCAGATTTAATATTATCACCGCGAGAAAGCACAATTTTAATTGACCCAAGCATGACATGTCCCAATAAAAGTAATCCATAGTTGCAGTTTGGCTCAGGTACGCGAGATGAAAGTTGGTATATAACGGTTCTAAAATCTTCTAGTTTACCAAAGACGGGTCGCGAATAATTCTCACCTTTTTCTGAAGAATATAGAGGAACACGATAGTGGTACGGGGATAGTGCACCAGTAACAGCATACAACTTCAAAAATTCAGCAGAGAATTTGGATTTAACAGGCTCAAGCTTGTACCCAAGTTTAGTCCAAATATCGCTAACTGTGTCTTCATACATTTTAGCAGCTGCCTCGAGAGAAGTGTCATTTAATGATTGTATCTTGTTACTACCATCATCACCCATAACAGCGGGGCGAACCTCAACCGATAAATGAGCAAATTGATCAGCGAGTATAGTATAGACTACATCTTCGACAGCCTTATTCAAAGTAGTGTGCTGAATACCTGTATCGAATCTACCCGACTGAAAAACAGTTGATGAAGCACGAGCATTGGACAAAAACAACCCGTCAACCATCTTAGCATTGTACGAGGTGAGCATCATCGTAACCATTATAAGATACTCTAAAACACTAACTTCCTCAGTAACAGTAGGGCCATATGACCCATCGGGATTAATAGACTGAGTTTGGATTAAGACCAACTTGGATATACCGTCTTGCTTATTGATGAAGAAAGGATTAGCCTCACCACGTCTAGTAGCCAAATATTCCAATACAACAGACTCAACAACACGCAATGCGCCCATGAATGTAGATGTGTCCATACCCGAAATATCCGAAGAATAATTATATGTACAAGGCGTCGACGTATTATTCAGCACTTGATTGGCGTCCCTGATGTCACCCGTCGTTTTGCCAGAAGCAGTAACTTTATCTTTTTTAACATATGGTTCCAATACGCTTAATATGAGAAATGGGCCTAAAGTATTGACTGTTGGTACCACGAATATACTTCTTTGCCTGCGAGAAATTTGCATTCTAGATCCAATCATGATCTGCTTAGTCGAGTCAAGTAATGAAGATTCAAAATTCTCAATTGTAGTAAAAGTTTTTGATATATGCGAGATAGCATCAATAAGTCGCATATTTGATAGAGTAGAGTACATTTTTGCCTCTTCACCCCATTCACTAACAGCGTTACGCATTATGTTATCCATATCTGACTTGGATAATCCGGCACTATTCGTAGTTGCAGCGTCAATATAATCTGACTCTAACTTATCAAGCTTTGGTGGGTTTAATTCAATGTTTTTACGAATACTAGCACGTATTTGCGTTATCTCGGGATACGCGTCCTGGAATTGTATGGGCACTTGTAAATCTCCAATAAGCATAACTTTTGTCGGTATAAGGGGGCGTGATATACCAGAACCAGCTGTAGCTTGACCTGAATATTTGATTGATAATATAGGGGCAGTTGCAATAACCATTGGTATGTTAGAGAGTAATTGCGTATACGATAGAAGTAACCTACCCTCATGGTCACTTAACCCAGAAACGGCTTTAACATCGATGATATCGCCAAACAACTCTTCGAATTTACTAATTTCAATTAATGCGTCAGAGCCGGGAGAAATAGTTTCATAACCAAAGACAGAACCATTTGCACTAGTTTTGAACCTAATCAAGTTTGTATTATTAAATATATACTGATCAAATTCGCTCACAATCGATTTATACTCCATAGCTCTAGCAAATAAAGAGGTGGTAGAGTACTTCAAATATGTGTTAACTAGATGACATTCAAAAGCTTGATCTATAGCACACAATACTTTACGACTAGCTAATTCCAATAAACTCATCATAAGACAGGGAAGCATTGAAGATATGAAGGGGTAATCTGTATTACGAACCACTTTCTGAAACTTTGATTTATATAGCCATGGCATACCACGTCCTGGATCGGTGAGATTAACAAAAGCCATTAACGACGATGATGTACTAAAACAAATGCAATTAGTATACGTACAAGATAGCTGGGCATTTGATCCCTTAAAATAGATGTCATTACAACGGTCACATGTATAACTAAAAATATTCATTATAAATGCTTGCATAGGGCTATGAACTCGTGGCCTATAACACCTTTCAAACATAGAGGCTCGACCATGAATAACGTTTTGATTATTGCTTTGAGAGTGGTCACGTCTATTTGAATAACCTGGTAATCTATCCCAATCGACACGAAAATTATTTAAATACATGTCATGTTTGGCAATAGGCATGTAATTTTCATTTAGTACAGAGTAAACTATACCATCGGAGTTAATAACCGGGGGTGATTTGATTTGATTTGGTATTGATATAGGTGAAGAAGGTAGGACACAACTTACTTTCGATGAATATTTTGTAGCGACAAAACGCGGACGAACAAGGTCTAGGAAGTATTTGCTATCCAAATTACCCAAACGAGTAATATCATTAAAAACTGACACATCATTATCAAGATCAAAATAATCTACTTTGAGAATTATTTTTCTGACTTTGTGATAGAATGATTCAAAATCGTTAAAGATAAATTGAACTGTAGACAGTGGCAGAGCGGTTGACAATGTTGCTCCCGTATGATGAGGCAATTTAGTAGCTCGGGATGCGTTAGTTTTGTTTTCAGTTTTTTTCATAGTGT